TGCGATAACATCTACGATATGATTGAAATACTACAGAGTCGTATTGAGGAAATAGAAAATGAACACATGCAATTGATTCGTAAGATGGGAGAACTAAATACTCGCGTAGACGATTTTTTCTACAAATGAAAATTAATCTTTGGTACTCTGAGAGTATGAGTCAATGGAGATGGACTCTTTGTGAAGAAACTTCAGGAACATATTCTTCAGAATGTCATTCAGGACAGAGAGAAGACTTGAGAGAAGCAATGAATGATGTTGCTAACACAGTAGAATATATGTTAAAAGAAGAAGTATAAATATCTTAAAACTGAAGACGTATAACGTATTATACAATGGAAAATAATAAAATTAGATGTCGTTCCTGTGGAAAAGAATTAGAAGGACATTCAAGTAAGACAGTTTCTTGTGGTTGTCCGAACATGGCAACCATTCGTGGTGATAAGATTTCAGCAGTTGATTTATCAAATGTTGTTATGTTGAACTCTTATCAACCTAATCATAATAAGAGTGTTTTCTCACATGAAGACATCTTATGGCAAGAACAAAGAAAGCAACGCAAAGTTCGTAAAATGGACTTTGAAGTGAGGTGAGTTGGTAGAGTGGTTTATATTGCGTTAGTCTTGAAAATTAATGTGTCTTCACGGGCACCCCTGTTCGAATCCGAGACTCACCGTTTAAATCTTTATAAGTTCTTTAAAATTATTATGAAATGAAAATGTTTTCATTTCTACTTATTAAAATAAAATTATAACTATTAAATAAGAATTAATCAAATGGACGAACACACTTACGAAAATTGGGTGAAAGTAAAGAAAGCATTTGAAGAATCAGGAAATACACAAAACATGTTTTATCAAAGAGCTTGTGCTATAGTTATTGGAGAGAAAGATCCACTATCGAAAATGCTTGATACAAAGAATGATGAGTCTTTATAATGATGACTATGTGAAAAGAAGTGAAGTTCAGGAGATGATTGATGATGCCATACGAAAACATAATCGTAATGCTGGAATTATTAGTATGTGTGTTGGTTGGGTTGTTCTCGCACTTTTTGCTGAGGGTCTTCTTCGACTTATTGGAGTAATTGACCCCATTGTTCCTTGGTTAAAAATAACTCTTTAATAGATAAATGAACGAGGAAGAAAGAAAAGAGTTTCACAAGCAACTCAAAGAAAGAATAAATCAACTTAGAATGAGAAATTTGTTTGAAGAACCATGTCCACTTTATGAACCTGATGAGGAAGAAGATGGATTGGAATGAACTTTTTAGTTTTTTTGCAAGTGTTATTTATCTTTATGTTGCCTTGTTGAGTGGAATAATTATTGGTTATTTTATCCGAATTAGAGACGAAGGAGATTTATGAAACATCAAATCATTCTTATTGTATGTTTTTTACCTCTTATTATTATCTACATAGTATTAAAACTTGCTGTTTGGGTTGAAGCAGTTAACGCAGAACAGGATTATGTCAAACGAGAACCTTCACGAAAACGAGGACCATTCTTGGAAAATCCATATGAAGACGTTGATGCAGAGGAAGAAGAATATGGAAATCGCACAGACTATCGATGAGGCACTTTATCAGTATTATGTTGTGGAACTTGGAAAGGAAGTTCCTAATTGGAGATATGTGAAAGATCAAGATTGGTGGATAGAGTATTTGAAGACCTTAGGAATTGATCCTAAAAATCCATGATGAATGTACAAATTTTTGTCCGAACAATTATGAACACTCCTTGGTGTCTTGGGCTGATAGGATTTGCTTTGGTGTTTATTCCTGTTATAGGAATGTGGGCAGTCCACAAATATAACTGGCAGCACTGGGAACCATTTGACAAAGGGCACTATAAGTAGTATAATATCCAAATGAGAATAGCAGAACGCTCTCACTACATCAACTACACACATGGAAATTTACACATTAAATGAATGGGAAAAAAATTTCGACAAACTTATTGAAAGAGTTGAAAAAGGAGAAACCATAGGTATTGTGCGGGAAGATGGTAAAGCAGCAGTAATGATGCCTGCTGACGATGAACATCTGAAAATTTACACAGACTTAAATGACGAAGCTCCTTGACTCCTACACCTATTGACTTTTTGCTTCATTCACTTTATAATTAAAAGGTAATTAATCAGACAAATGCTCATTACTTCTAAGTTCAAAAAAGACCTCGACACTCTTCGTGGTGCTGCAAACGGAGACTTTTTCCTTGATGTAAAGAACCCAAAACTTTTCAAAAAAGTTCGTCGCTATTATGAAAATAATGGAGTAGTATTTTCTGGAGATCCTGGTGATGACTATGAAATTATGATGGATTTCCTCTATGCAGATCTTGAGCAACCAGTAGAAGTTGCATAATAAAATTTTTTAATTATGGACTACAAGACTTCTGGTGTTGACATTATCAAGGGACGATCCTTTGTAGAATACATCAAAGCACTGGCACCTAATATTGGTGGGTTTAATGGAATGATGGAGATTCCATCTGGATATGAGAAACCTGTATTAGTATCTGGTGCTGATGGTGTCGGAACTAAAATTAATATCTGTAGGATTGCTGATGATTACTCCACTATTGGTCAGGATCTCGTTGCTATGTGCGTCAATGACGTTATATGTTCTGGTGCTAAACCATTATATTTTCTAGACTATATCTCTACTAAATCACTTGATCCCAATGTCACTGACATTATGAATGGAATTGCCACTGGTTGTGCGATGGCAGGAATGGAATTGTTAGGTGGAGAAACAGCAGAGCATTTCAGACAAACTGATTATGACCTTGCTGGTTTCTGTACTGGTATTGTAGAGAAGAACCAGATTGTTGACGGTAGCATTATGTTTCCTGGTGATGTAGTCATTGGTATTGAGAGTAGTGGTCTTCATAGTAATGGATACACACTTATCAATGATATGCTGTGGAGACATAAAATCTTCTACAAGGACATGCCAGAACTGTTGGTGCCAACCACCATCTATGCCCGTCTCATACAGCACCTGTTAGGTAAAGTTCCTATCTCAGGTATGGCACACATCACAGGAGGAGGACTGCCTGAGAACCTTCCACGATGCCTTCCAAAGCATCTGACTGTTGATGTTGATTGGTCTGCTTGGGAACGACCAGAACTCTTCAACAAGATACAGGAGGCAGGAGAGATTGCTGAGGAGGAGATGCGTAATGTATTCAACTGTGGTATTGGATTTTGTATAGTTGTGTCACCAGATGCAGTAGAAGTAACTCAAAATTTAATTGCCGATACTCCATTTGGTATGAGATCATGGGTCATTGGAGAAGTTAAGTGAAACAACTTTTTTTAGTTGATATCGGTGATGGAAGATGTATCACTCACGACGGACATGTTCAAATGGGTATCTTCAATCATACAGTAGAGAAGCATCTTGAACTATGTCCCGAACAAGATTGGCAGGTAACATACTGGATACCTGATCCATTAGGTCTACGATATAAGAGAGCAAACTTTCAGCATACTATGAAGGCGAATGAAGGTTCTCCTAAGACTGATAATGCTGGCGATAGCCGCCCTAGAGATTTTCCAGATCAGGCAACAAATCGATTAGAGAGGACATTATAACATGTAAGAAAAAGTAAAGCAGAGTTGCATAAACTCTGCTTTTTTTGTATAATAGTAAAGTTATAGAATTGTGTATGAAAATTGCTTTAATTACTGGTATTACTGGACAAGATGGTTCATACCTTGCAGAACTTCTCCTTGAAAAAGGTTATGAAGTTCATGGTATTGTTCGTCGTTCGTCTTTAATTAATACTCATCGTATTGATCACATTTATGACCGTATTAATTTACACTATGGAGATCTTACTGACTCCACTAATCTTGTGAGAGTTATTCAACAGGTTCAACCAAATGAGATTTATAATCTTGGTGCTCAGAGTCATGTGAAGGTTTCTTTTGAGATACCTGAATACACGGGTCAGACAGACGCTCTAGGCACTCTGAGAGTGCTTGAGGCAGTACGTTTATTGGGTATGGAGGAAAAGGTTCGTATCTACCAAGCATCCACCAGTGAACTCTATGGACTGGTGCAAGAAACTCCACAGACAGAAACTACACCTTTCTATCCTCGTTCTCCTTATGGTGTTGCAAAACTCTATGGGTATTGGATTACCAAGAACTATCGTGAGGCATACGGAATGTATGCTTGCACAGGTATTCTTTTTAATCACGAATCTTCTCGTCGTGGTGAAACATTTGTAACTCGCAAGATTATAATAGGACTTAAAGCAATTTCTGAAGGAAAACAAAATGTCCTTTATCTTGGCAATTTAAATGCAAAAAGAGATTGGGGACATGCTAAGGATTATGTGAGAGCAATGTGGTTGATGCTTCAGCAAGATACTCCAGAAGATTATGTGATTTCTACTGGTGAACAGTATTCAGTTCGTGAGTTTGTTGAAAAGGCAGCACCATACTTTGGATTTGACATTGAATGGTATGGTCAAGGTGAAGATGAAATTGGTATGGATAAGAACACTAAAAAAACAATCATTGCAGTCAATCCTAAATACTATCGTCCTACGGAAGTAGAAACTCTATTAGGAGATTCTACAAAAGCAAAGGAAAAGATTGGTTGGGAACCTGAGATTTCATTTGACGATTTGGTAATGGAGATGTGTAAAAATGAATAATTTGAAGTGGCCATTAATGAAAGATAATCTAACATTATCTGATCGAGTCAAAATGGCATCTTTTTGTTTATTTTCAAATAGATTTACTAATGGTCCAAAGGTCAGAAAGTTTGAATCTGAATGGAATAATTGGTTGGGATCTAAGTATTCTTTATATGTTTCATCTGGGAGCACTGCTAATTATCTTCTTCTTTCATCTGTAAAAGAACTCTATGGATTGAAAGATGGGGATAAAGTTTTAGTACCTTCTAATACGTGGGTAACAAATGTTGGACCCGTAATTCAATTAGGTTTCACTCCTATTTTTTGTGACATTAATTTGAATAATTTTAGTTTTTGTGAAGAAAACTTAGAATACATTGCGGAGAAACATCCTGATATAAAACTTATCTTTATTACGCACTTGATAGGATATCCTGCAAATAGGGATAAGTATGCTGAACTGTTTCCCAAAGCATTGCTTTTGGATGATGTGTGTGAATCTCATGGATGTAAGAATCCTGACGGATCTAAGGTAGGATCTAATAGTTTGGGATCTACCTTTAGTTTTTATTTTGGACATCACATATCAACAATTGAGGGTGGAATGATTTCTACTGACAATTTTGATCTGTATGATTTGATGAGAATGAAAAGATCTCATGGATTAGCAAGAGAGTCTGAAAGATTTGAAGGTTACATGTTTCAGTATCCAGAAATATCTAAACAGTTTATGTTTGTAACTGATGGTTATAACTTTAGAAATAACGAACTGGGAGCAGTATTGGGAATATCTCAATTGAAAAGACTTGATAAATATATTGAAATACGAAATCAAAACTACTTAAAATTTATAAATTTGATAAAGAATTATTCTGATTATTTTGCAGTTCCAGAATATAATGATAATGTTAGTAATTTTTGTCTACCATTACTATGTAAAGATAAAAAATATGCAGATATTTTAAGGAAAATGTTTGATGAAAATAATATTGAGCATAGACCTATCATTGGAGGTAATCTTTTGAGGCAACCATTTCTCAGTGAATATAGTATTGAAACTCAAAAACAAAACTTAAATGTTGATTTTGTTCATTATAACGGAATTTATTTGGGAAACAATCATTTTGTTGGTGACAAAGAAATTGAATTATTACACTGTATCTTAGAGAAATTATGAATACCGAATCTAAAATTTACGTTGCAGGAAATACTGGATTGGTAGGATCTGCAATTGTTCGTATGCTTCATTGGAAAGGATATACTAATATTCTTTCATCACCATCTTCTCATTGGGATTTACGTCGTCAGGAAGATGTGGAAAGGTTTTTTAGAATTAATGAACCAGAATATGTGTATCTTGCTGCTGCAAAGGTGGGTGGTATTGGTGCCAATAAAGATTATCCTGGACATTTCATCTATGATAACTTGATGATACAGTCAAACATCATTGATGCTGCTCGTAAGTTTGGTGTTAAGAAACTTCTCTTCTTAGGTTCTTCTTGCATTTATCCTAAGATATGTGAACAACCCATTAAAGAAGAGTATCTTATGACTTCTCCTTTAGAACCAACAAATGATGCTTATGCAATTGCTAAGATTGCAGGTATTAAAATGTGTCAATCTTATCGTAAGCAGTATGGATTTAATGCAATCTCTTTGATGCCTACAAATCTATATGGTCCTAATGATAACTTTAATTTTGAAAGTGCTCATGTTCTACCTGCGATGATTGCCAAGTATCATCATGCAACCACTAATGGATATATTATTGACATGGGTGGTCCCTGGTGGCCAGATGTAGAACTTTGGGGTGACGGTTCGGCACGAAGAGAGTTTCTTTATGTTGATGATCTTGCCGAAGCATGTTTTACTTGCATGAGGGATTATAATGATCCTGATATTATTAATGTAGGAACCGGTGAAGATATTACAATTAAAGAACTTTCAAATATGATTTCTGATATTGTGGGATATCCTGGTCAAACTATATGGGATACTTCTAAACCTAATGGAACTCCAAGAAAACTCTTGGATGTGACTAAAATTAAGTCTCTTGGATGGGAACCAAAAATGAGTTTATCGTCCGGTATTGAAAAAACTTATAGTTGGTATAAAAATCAATGAAAAAATTAGCAGAACTTACAAAAAGAAAAACGTGTGCCGTAGTTAGTAATTCAGGAGATTTAATGAATTATGAATATGGTGAGTTCATTGATAGTCATGATGTTGTAATTAGATGTAATTGGTCACTTATTGATGGATATGAAAAAAATGTAGGTAAAAGGACAGATATTCGAGTAACATGTATTCATTTATCTAGATTGATACATGATTTTGATACTTGGTCTAAAGATGTAAATTATAATAAGTGTTTTCCTTCTTGGCATAGTCTATCGATAGAAAAATTAATTTATGATGGTGAAATAATTATTTTGCAACCCAATGCAAGTCCGTTTAAAAATGGAATTATATCAAAATTAAATGGAAATGAAGTTTATTCTTTGAGTGATTTAGGAAGGGGTGGTATTCTTGATTACAAGGGAACTCATTTAGGAACTGGGATTATTGCAATATTATTTGCCTCAGAACTTTTTGAAAGTGTTAGTTGTTTCTGCTTTGACTTCTTTCAAAAATCAAAAGAACATTATTATGAAAAACTTAATGTTGACTTGAATGCAACACACAATCACATGAATGAATATAAAATGTCAAGAGAACTTCCTAATGTAAAATTTTATCCTGATTGAATTATGCAAACTTTTTTTATTAATACTGATAAAATGTTTACCAATATTACACAACTGGTAAATGACAGTCTACCAGAAGGTAAGGAGGGATTGGCACACATCTATACTCCACATACAACTGCTTGTATAACCACATTAGAAGACGAACTTCTCCATTTAGTTGATGTTAGATTTTTCCTAGATAAAGTTGCTCCTAAACATAAAGAACCAGAAGGAGATCAGAAGAATATTAAATACCTGCACGATATTATTTCTTTGAGAAACGATACACCAGTTGATGAAAGAGTCAACGGTCATTCTCATATTAGGTCATTGTTTTTTGATAGTTGTCAGGTGATTCCTTTTAGTGATGGAAAACTATTGACTGGAGATTGGAAATCTTTGTTCTTTGTTGAATTAGATCCATCAAGAGAGAGGAAAATTTATTTAAATTTGGTTCCAACATTTTGAGTTAAATGAAACTTTTTACTATCGTAAAGCAAAATTCATCTAGAGTGAATCATAAAAATTTTCAAACTATTTGTTCCGATATTCCACTATGGAAATGGACAGTTAATCGTTTGATAAGTGATAAGTATGAATTGTATATAAACACAGATTCTAATACAGTTTTTGATGAGGTATTGGATATGAGTAATGTTTATGGAATATCCAGAAATAATAAGCATATTGAATGGGAAAAAAATTCTGAGAATGAAGGATCTCCAGTTGAATCAATGCTGATAGAATTTTGTAAGAATGATTCAATTTCTTCTTCTGAAGTTATATGTTTATTTCATGTTACTTCTCCATTCATTAATTTGAAAACTATTGAGCAGGCATCTAAATATTTGAATGATGGATATGATTCTGTTCAATCAGTAAAACGTATACAGGATTTCGTTTTTAAAATGGAAGATGAAAAAATGATACCTGTAAATTATGATCCATTTAAAGTTCAGAGAACACAAGATATTCTTCCAGTTTATATGTCTCTAGGTGCATTTTTTATTTCTACAAAACAAAAGATATTGGAAGAAGGAAAAAGACTTCCAGGTAAAGTATTTAATTATGAACTTGACTCTGTGAGTTCTATTGAAATTGATTATCCAGATGATTTGCAACTAGCTAGATATGTTGCTAGTAATATGGTAGAATATGATTAAGTGCAGACAAAAATGAATTTTATAGATGTTACTTTGAGAGATGGTGGACATCAAGTCAAGTTTGATTGGCTTGATGATTTTGTTGATTCTCATATCAGAACAATAATACGCTCACCAACAATCAATTTTATTGAACTTGGTTATTGGAAACAAACTTCCAAGTCTACGAATAAGTTTTATGATTTGAATGAAATACATCTTCAAGATATCTCCGATAGATTGAATATAGAAAACTTTAATAAGTTTTCTATAATGGTTGATTGTCATTACTGTAAACATGATGCTAATGAATATCCCAATAAAGATTTTGGTGTAGGTTTAGTTAGAGTTTGTTCTAGATCCGAGGATATTGATATAGCAGTTAAGTTAGGAGAGAGTATTAAGAAAAGAACAGGATCAAAACTAAGCATGAACTTTTTTAATATTACAAACTATACGATGGTAGATTTAGAGAGATGTGTAAAACTTGCCTCTAACTCTGGTGCTGACTTCATTTACTTTGCAGATACTCATGGAACTCTTGATCTAGAACATGAGTTTGAAAAATATTCTGATATGGCTGCATTGATAAATTCTTATGGAGTTACTCCAGGATTTCATTTACATGATCATTCTGGTAAAGCATACTTTAATTATAGGCAGTTGTTGAAATGTGGTTTTGGTTCTACTGACGTATCTCTGGCAGGAATGGGAAAAGGTGATGGTAACTTAAAACTAGAATATGTTCTTCCTGTATTCGAAAGTCCTGAAATTTTAGACCATTTGGAAAATTATAGATCTATCCTGCAAATGAAACCGAGTTCTTATGGTATCATTTCATCATACTTTTCTATTACGGATTACTATGCTCTTCAAGCAATACGTTTAGGTCTTAAACCTAGTACTTTTTATAATAAGGCAAGTTTTATAGAAGGCATTAATAAGGACAATTATTCTAAGGAGCATTTAATGTAATGAAATATTTTATTACTGGGACTACATCTGGTTTGGGAATGAGTTTGCAGCAACAAATTCAAAATTCATCTAATAAACTTGTATCTTTAAATAGAACTAAAATTAATTCTGATGATACTGATCAATTTATTATTCATGATCTGAAAAATTTTGATCAACTTAACTCTGTATTATCTTCGTATATTTTTTATCTTGAAGATGTTGATGTGTGTATAATGAATGCAGGAACTCTAGGATCTATTAAGAATGCAATTGAAGTTGAAACATTTGATATTTTGGATTCTTTTCGTATTAATTGTCTTGCCAATAAAATTATTGTAGATTTTTTTCTCAAGGAAACTAACTGTAATAAATTTGTTTATATCAGTAGTGGGGCATCTTCCAATCCTTATACTGGATGGTTAGAATATTGCTCTACAAAATCATTCTCTGATGCAATGTTTAGAGTATATGCAAAAGAAAATCTTGATAAAATATTTGTTTCTGTATCTCCAGGAGCAATTAATACTAATATGCAAAGTAAAATCAGAAATTCTTCTATTGAACAATATCCAGATATGAAAAAATTCTTTGATCTTTATGAGGATAATAAACTTCGTAGCCCTAATGATGCTGCCTTTAAATTAGTTAAAAAAATTGAAAAATTAACTCTTGATGATTCTGGTTCTTTCTTGAAGATTTAAAAAATGATAAAAATTTATAGATGCAATCTCCCTCAGCATCACGATGTCTTTTTAGAAATGGTAGACATCTGGGAAGAAATGGGATTTATTGAAACGGAGTATGTTGAAGGACATGTTCATTGGGCAGATAAAGAAAAAACATTTTTACTCTGGCACTGGCCAAGGATTGATGAACCATGGAAACAAGTTCCTCCTTTCAGAGTTGGATTGTTTGGTAATGTAGTTCCAGACCATCCACAATGTAAACCATGGACATTTTTTGCTAGAAGTCCTAGACGATTAGATAAAATTGCTAAATCTGATTTGCCTTCTTATGATGATAGAAGCATAACTTCAATTTTTATGGGAAAGGTTGAAAATCAAATTCAAGCAGCAGGTAGAAACAATTATGACTGGAGTACTGGCATAGAAGATTTTTATATGAGTCAAGGTTCTCCTGGATCGTACAAATATACTAAAGAACAATACTTAGAAAGATTGTCTCAGGCAAAGTTTGGTCTCACACTTCCTGGATATGGACCCAAGTGTAATAGAGATATTGAACTTATGGGTGTAGGTACTGTACCCATTGTTGCTCCTGGTTGTGATGTTGATCGTTATCATGAACCATGGATTGAAAATGTCCACTACATAAGAGTAGAAAGACCCGAAGACATTCAAGATAGAGTTTCTTCTATTAGTAAATCTCAATGGCAGGAAATGCATTATGAGTGTAAATTATGGTATAATAGAAACTCGTCTCCTAAAGGATCTTTTAATCTTACTAAAACATTGATTGAAAAATACAAATGAAATATGTAACTTATTTGAATTCTGGATGTATTGACATCTGTGAAAATATGTTGATTTCTGCGGAAAAATCGGGAATCGATATGGATAACTTTTTTGTTGCTTGTCTGGACGATAAAGCATATCAAAAATTTTCATATCTCAAAAATGCATTTAAATATGCCGATGAAGAATTAACTGAATATCAAGATTGGACATTTGATTCCAATAGTGGGTTCCGGAAGATTCATTATTATAAGTGGCCAATTATTCAAAAGGTTTATGAAGAACATAAAGAACTTTGTTGGGTTGATACTGATATCGTATTCTTAAGAGATCCTAGTGAGTACCTTTCTGGACATAAAACTTTTAAAGCACAAAATGATTCTCCTGGTCATAGGGCATGTGGTGGATTTTTGGTCTTTAATGATTCTGACATAACTGAATTATTAATCGATGACATGGCATCTAATACTACTGAAGATGATCAAATTCTTTTGAATCATTATATTGAAGGTGCATATAAAACGAACTATAAACCTCTTCCTATTGATTTATTTCCTAATGGTAAAACATATTATGAAACTGGAGATAAAGGGTATCTAAGGGAAAACTCATACATTGTTCATAATAATTGGATGATTGGTATTGAAACTAAAATGAATAAGTTTAAAGAAGA